CGAATGGTATAATATGTTGGTACCGCTTTTGTAACACCATAATATGGTACATCCACAGTAATGTTGGAATCAGTATATGTTTTATACCAATGACAACCTTGACTACTATATAGGTCATGCATTTGTAGCTTATCTTGTGGATTCATTAATTCAACATGTACACAACCATCAGGTGAATAATCTTCAGAAGCTGTTCCTGATACAGCGGTATAAGTTACCACAGTTTCTGATGGACTTGTATTAGCAATAAACTGCACACGATACGCTCCTCTAGTCAATGCGCGCAACGGAGCAATATTAAATGCATAGTTGTTAATAGATGCATGATAAATATAATCTTCGACTGATGGATCGGCGGGAATAATACTCGGTGGAATTTGACAAATTGTAGCACTATTCCAATTAAAACGCATGTTAAATTGATATACTCCATTAGTGGGAGCGGTCCATATAAATACTGGTCCACCCATACTCATCAGCTGTTTTAGAGATGTAACATTAGTTGATTGCGTGATGTGGGCCTCTTTGAAACCAGAATTTATCTCGTAAATAGGCCGAGCTTCGGTTGTACGCAACATATCAGATGATAAATCCCCCATCTCAGCAGTAAAACTACGTTTAGCTGGAACTGCTACTGGATTTCGTGTTGGAAAGCCCATTTTACCATTTTGGTCCAGATTAGGAAACGCAAACTGAAGATCTGGTCCACCACCCACAAACAACTGAGCCAAAACTCCAGCTGTCGCTGTCGCATCAGCCAAAACCAACGAGTTGACCACTGTGATTAACAACAATCCATTGGTATCCAATTTTGATGGAATATACTTATCTTCAGTATCAAATGGGTATCCAGTATTAAGCCAATTTTGTGGTTGAAAATATGGTATTGTGAATGACACATCAGTATCACCAGCAATGTCCAACAGAATAGACGGGTATGCTGCCAAATAATTATCGTCATAACGATCCGTAACATCATCAAAATTGTTATCCCATGTTGGGATCCACGTAATACGAATACGTCCTGAATGAAAACGTGAGGCGGCGATCGATAAATGGAATCGCATAGAACCGCGCCAAAAATCAAAGAATCGTTGCATATAAGCTAATCGCGTTGGTATCATAACTTTCATTGTATTCGGTTCAATACCCAGTTCTTCATAGGTACACATTGAAAATGGCCTAATGGGTAAACCGAAAAGTATTTCTCCAATCGTTTGATCTGAACTAATCTTGAAAGACTCCAGGAACATTGGATGAGCACAGTACGCTGTTATATCATAATCACTAAATTCTGAGCCAATCACTGTTATATCTTTTGAAACGAATGGAGCTGGTTCAGGAGCTAAAGCAATGGCGTTCGCTACCGTATCATACTGTATTATACGATCTGAACTTACAACCACTGGATATGGTGTCTCGACGTTAACTGGTATACTGTAACCAAGCGCACGCAATATAGTAGCTGATAGATTACTAGTTTCTTTACCTATTTCAG